CCACCGGGTCCGCCCGTGGCGCCTGTGTAGGAGGTGTAATCAGCCCCGACCCCTCCCGTGCCGCCCGTCTGCCCAGGCGTCGCGCCGTTGCCGCCGCCGCCGCCGCCGCCGCCCGAGCCCGTTCCGGCGCTCGCCGCGCCGCCGCCGGTTCCGGCCGAGTTGTTGCCGCCGACCGCGCCCGTCGTGGTGCCCGATACGCCGCCTGTCGCTCCGCCGGAGCCGGAGCCACCGCCACCGGAGCCGCCGCCGCCCGTGCCTCCCGTATTGGTTCCCGATATCGTGCCCCCGGCGCCGCCTGGACCATTCGCCCCTCCCGCGCCGCCCCCCCCGGAACCGCTGCGCGTCACCGTGCCAGTGGTGCTTCCGCCATCGCCGCCGCTGTTCTTCGTCGAGCCGACCGAGGACCCTGATGCGCCGCCGGCGCCTCCTGCCGCGCCGCTGTTGCCGCTTCCCCCTTTTGCCAGCATGCCGGCGGCAGTAGTGGCGGGGGCCGTGTTGGTGCTGACATTGAGCCAGGTGTCGCCGCCCGCGGTGCCGTCCGTATTGGTGACGGCGCCCGTGCCGGCCGCACCGATATTGATGTAGACGATCTGGCCGTGGGTGATCGTCGCATCGGCATTGGTGATCTTGGCGTAAGCGCCTCCACCGCCGCCGGCTCTGGCCTGCGTCGCCCCGCGACCGCCGCCGCCGCCGCCGCCGAAGCCCTCCACGCTCCAGGGCGCTGAGAAGTCATCGGGGATGATGAACGAAGTCCCGGAAGTCAGAAAAACCGTCCGCGTGGCCATCAGCCCGCGCCCTTCTCATCGAGTGCCGCGGCTTCAATGGCCATGCCGTCCACAGCAGCGACCTGCATCACGTCCTCTGCACGGTCAGGGACAGCAGCCCGCGCACCGCAGTGGCGGGGGCCGTCGTCACGTTGATGGCCATCGCGGAGCCGGCCGCGATGGAGGTAGAGGTCCATCCCGACGGCGCCGCCTGGTTCTTGGTCGCGGCCGACGTGCTGGGCTTGGTGCCGCCCCCCACCATCGAGGTGCGGGTGCCGAAGGCCGAGTAGGCATCGCAGATCACATCGACGGTGCCGGTGTCGGCCACCGTCTGGTCGTTGGCATCAAACCAGAACAGCGACCATTTCGTGACGGTTCCGGCGAAGTCCACGAACTGATACATCTTGTATCCGGTTGTGACCGCCAGGCCGCCGCCATCGAGCGGGAAGTTCAGCATCACGACGGGCGTGTTGGTGATGCCCGTCCCGCCATTCGCAACCGGCAGGGTGCCCGAGACATCGGCCGTCAGGCTCACCGCGCTGAAGGTGGGTGCTCCGGCCGCGTTGCCATGCAGGACCGTGGTAGTGGTGCCCAGACTGCCCATCGGGGCCGGCGCCGCACCCGCGCCACCGCCCAGCACCAGCGCATTTGCCGTCAGCAGCGCCGAGGTGGCAACCGCCGTCGTGGACGACGCATACAGCACCCCGCCCGAGGTCAGGCCAGTCCAGGCCCCCGCGCCGGTGGACGTGGAGATTGTGAGCGGAGAAGGCAGGGTGACGGCGGGCGTGCCGGACGTGCTGCCCCATGTGACGGTGGCCGATGCGCCAACCGCAGTGGCGACGGTCTGGTCAACCTGCCCCGAGGTGGAACCCTTAAGGATCAGGTGCCCGTTGGCCGAGGTCGTGCCGCCAAGCGTGATCGAGGAGGAGCCGTCCGTGACGATGCCGTTGACCGTCTTCGGCCCGGTTGAGTTGCCGAGCATGATGCTGTTGCCGGTCAGGGCCGGCCCGACCGCGATCACGCCCGTGCTGCTGAAATACAACACCGGGTTGCCAGAGCCGCCGCTGCCGGAGAAATCCACCCCGGTGCCACCCTTGGCCACGGTCAGGACGCCCGAAACCATCGAACCGCCGAGCGCCACCGCGCCCCATGCCGGCGTTGTCCCGCCGGTCAACACCTGCGACGACGTGCCGGCCGCCAGTTTGGCCAGCGTGGTGGTGCCGGACGCATACAGCATGTCGCCGGCCGTGTAGGTCGCCAGCCCGGTGCCGCCGAACCCGACGCCCACAGCCGTGCCCTGCCACACGCCAGTGCCGATCGTGCCGATGCTGGTCAGGCTGGACAGCGTGGCCACGGCCGAGGTCGCCAGGCCGCCCGATGTGTTCACCGCGTTGCCGATGGCGGTCAGCACGCCCGTGCCAGTCGTGGTCGTGGAATAGGCGACGCCCGCGCCACCGCCGATCATGATGGCGTTCGCGGCCAGCACGCCAGTGGACGCCCACGTGCTGGCACTGCTGAAATAGACGCCGCCGCCCGATGTGCCGGCCACCGTGAGCGCCAGCGTGCCCGACGAGGTGATCGGCGAGCCGCCGACCGAGATCAGCCCGCCGGTGAAGGTCTGCGCAACCGAGGTCACGCCCGTCCCAGCCGGGGTCGCCCAGGTGCCGTCGCCGCGCCAGAAGGTAGAACCGGAGGCCGATGTGCCGCTGTTCAGATTGGCAACGGGCAGGTTGCCGGTGACCATGGTCGCGAGGTTCACCGCGCCCCAGGACGGGGCCGAGGCCCCGCCGATCAGGACTTGGCTGGACGTGCCCGCGGCGAGCTTGCTCAGCGCCGCGCTGCCCGACGCATAGAGGATGTCGCCGATGGTGTAGGAGGACTGCCCGGTGCCGCCGTTTGCGGCTACCAGCATGCCGGAAAGCGTGACCGTGCCCGAGGTCGTCACCGGGCCGCCGGTGAACGTCAGCCCTGTCGCGCCGCCGCTGGCGTCGATGCTGGTGACGGTGCCCGCTCCTGCTCCGCCCCCGTGGCCCTTCACCACGAACCAGACATCGTTCAGCAGTCGCAGCAGCACGGTCTCGCCCGCGTCCAGGGCCGTGATGCTGGTGTAGAGCGACTGGCCTGCCCCGGCGTTCAGGGTCAGGGCCGTCACCGCATAGGCCGAGGTGATGGCCAGGTCCTGCCCGTTCGCCCCGTCCGCCGGCAGCGTGAGCGTGAGCGTGGCCAGCGTGCCTGCCGGCACCATCAGATACCAGGCGACCGCCGGGATGGTCAGGGATTGCCCGGCCGTGGGCACCACCGAGGCAATCGAGCCGGTGACATAGGTGCCGTCGTTGATGACGCCGGTGAACGTGGCCTCGCCGGCATTGTCGATCGCCCAGCCGGAGCCGAACGCCCCGTTGACCAGCGAGTTGATCTGAACGAACTGCGCCCCATCCCAGGCGAAGGTGATGGACCCGCCATCGGTGCCGATGGCGCCCAGCGTGGTGCCGCTGCTGTTCTTGACCGTGATGGGATAGGTCTGCGCCGCGTCGCCGCCGTCAACGATCGTGAAAGCACCGCCCGAACTGGGCAGAACGACCGTGACGGCGGACGTGTAGCCAGCGACTTCAACGCCGGAATCGGCGGTCGTCAACGTGCAGGTCGTGCCCGGCCCCGTCCAGACCCGGACGGGGGCAACGACGCTCAGCCGGTCGGTTTGCGTGGATGCCATGCGGGCGCGCCATCGGGTGATTGTTGCCGATCACCGCAACGGGTTGTCCGTGAGTGGCAGGAAGGAAGCGGGTTGGCCCGAAGGCGCCGCGCCAACCGCCGGCCGGAGCCGTGCGTCAGTCAGGGCGGGCTATACCCCAGCGAAGGGCGGTTTTTTAAGGCGGCAGTTGAAGGCCGGATCGGCGACGAGTTCTAGCTCACCGCGGGCCGCCGAAGATCGAAGGCACCTGCGGCGCGGCCATGGTCGGCGCACCGGTCGGCCGTAACCAAAATGTCTGATTGTTCTCCCGCTTCACCTGCTGTTCATAGCGGCGGAGGTAGCCCGGGTTCAGTATCTCCTGGAGCCGATAGGTGACGAGGTAATTCAGGGCCGCCTGCGTGTAGAACAGGTTCACGAACGGGGTGTTGTCCCGCACCATCTTGAGCCCGTCGCTGCCCAGCACCTGCCACCGGCTCTTGGTGTCCGAGCCCTCCCGCAGATTGGAGATCAGCCGCCCCAGCTGCTCCACGTTGCCCATCGTCGGGCCGACCAGCGAGCCGACGATACCGCCGCCGAAGCGGTTGTTTTCACCGAACAGGAAGTCGCCGTAGAGGCCGAGGCCCCCACCTTGCACCGCCGCGGCCGAGATCAGCTTGATCCAGTCGCCGCTGTCCTCCGGGATGCGCGGGTTGCGGCCCTTCGCCAGTTCCTTGAGGGTCATGGACACGTAGCCCAGCGCAGTCAGCCCGGCGATCATCTGCGCGAGGCCGCCGACATCCACCCCGTCGCGGCGGATTTCCCGCCCGAGGCTGCGCTGCATGAAGGTGGCGGTGAAGGTCTTGAACTGCATCAGCATCCGCGCGGCCTCGCCGGGGACGGTGCCGGCTCGGGTTCCTGCCGTGCCGATCGTGCGGGAGCCCGCGGTCGGCTCCGTCATACCCTCGCGGGTCTGATCCACGATGTAGGTTTGCAGCTTGTCGCGGACCTTGGCGTCCTCGATGTGCGCCGGCAGCAGATAGTTCCGCCCGTCCGCTGCCACCTGCGACGATGCGCGCGCCACATCCCATTCCGCCGCCTCGATGCCGTAGCGGCGCAGCGTCGTTTGCAGCCGGCGCGGCAGGGCTTCGAAGGCTCGGCCGGCGTTCCGCGCGAGGTTTGCCGAGAGCATCAGGCCGGCCGATTCCTTGAGGCTGTCCGTCCACCACGTCAGCCCGTTCCAGCGGTGGAATTTCTCCACCATGTTGGACATGGCGCCGAGCGCACCATCCTCGGCCCGGAAGCGGCTGATGATGCCGCGCGTCAGCCCGTCCACGCCGACGCCGAGCATGTCGGCGACCTCGCGCGACGCCTCGCCCTTGGGCAGCAGGTCGCGCACCTGATGGGCCACCGAAGCCCACATGTTCATGCCGTTGTGCCGCAGCATCGCCGCGTTCACCACCAGGTCGGGCACGCTCGACAGCAGCACCCCGCCCAGCTTGCTCATCTGCTCGGCGTTGCGGATGGTGGCGCCGATCTTGCCCAAGGTCATATTGCCCGGGATGCTGGCCTTGCCCGTCACCACGTCCATGATGCGGTCGTTCCAGGTGCCTTTCAGCGCGTCCGCCGCGGCGAAGTCGCCCCGGTCCTTCGCATCCCGCTGCCACTGCTCCACGATGCCGCGATACATGGCTTCCGGGTTGGTCCCGAAGGTGCGCATCAGGGCCGTGTCGCGCGCACCTTTGTCCAGGCCGGCGATAACGGTGTCGATCACCGCGCCTTTGCCGAACTGCTCGTTGTAGTCGAACCAGCTATCGGCATCCTTGAAGTGCAGTTTGCGCTCCTGCGACAGCTTCTTGGCGAGGTTGCCCGGCCCCTTGAAGCCGGCCAGCGCATCCGACGTGCTGCTGTCGTGCAGCCCGCTGGCCAGGGATTGCCATGTGCCCCGAAGGAACTGGTTCACCTCGCCCGGGCTGTCCAGGCCGGCGAAGGTGCGCTCCGTGTCCAGCTTCGGCAGGATCGCATCCGCCCAGGCCCGGAACGCCGCCGGCGAGCCGTCGCCGCGGACCTTCATCATGTCGTGCGACTGGCGGGTGACGTAGTGGTCCGTCTTTCCGATCCATGCCCCGGCCTCGTTCCGCTGCGCCCGGCTGATTTCCTGGTAGCGGTGCAGGATTTCCGCCGTCGCCGCAGCCTGATGGTTGCCCGTGGCCGTGCCGGCTTCCTGATCTTCCAGCCGCCACATCTCCCGCGCCACGTCGCGCTCGAAAGCCTTGTCGCGGATGCGCAGCACGTCCAGCAGATTCGCCCGTCGCAGGTCGGCCAGCATGAGGCCAAGCAGTTGCGCCGATAGGGCATGGGCCTGCGCATCCACGCTCCGCCCCAGGTCGCGCCCGCTGCCTTCCACGCCAGTCAGGATGGCGCGCATCGTCTTCGCCTCTTGCCCTTCCACCCGCCGGGCCATCAATTCCTGCTTGCGCAGCGTGTTGATCGCCGCGGAGCGTCGCTCGATCATCGCGGCCAGGGTCGCTTCGCCGGCAAGTTCTCGCCCGGCCGCGGTCGCCGCGTCGCGCTCGCTCATCCCCTTGCGCAGGTTGGCGACGGCGCGGCTCTGCACCTCGGAGACGATGCGCTCCACCTCGTCTTCCGACAGTTCCCGGCCGGACGCCGCCGTGATCGCCTGAATGCAATCCTTCCAACTCATGCCCGTGTCACCATGCAGGCCGCAGCAGCCTCGGCCGCCTTGGCGTCGCCCTCCAGGTTCTTCGCCCGCTCATCGGCGGCTTTGAGCATCGCCACGTCGCCCTCCGTCAGCCGGCCGGCCGCAACCTCGGCTTCGACCAGACCCCGGGTTTGGTCATACAGCGCCTTCAACTCGGCGGCCTGCGCGTCCAGCGGGCCATCCACCTTGGGTGCGCGGGCCAGGGTCTCGGCGTTCGCTTGGGCGGCGGTGATATCGGCTTGGCTGACGTGCGGCTCGGCGCCAGCGTGCAGTTCATTCGCCGCCCCGGTCGCCTCCGCGCGCAACCGCTCCACACCGGAGAAGCGCGGCCCGGCATCGGCGATGGCCTGAATGTCCGGCAGACCGGAGCGGTTGGTGATGCTATTCAGCGCGTTGGCGATCGTGTCGGCGGCCTCGCCGGGCTGGGCGTTGCGGATTTCCTTGGCCAGCAGGCGCGCCTCGCCTGGCTCCAGCGCCGTGCCAACCTGTGCCGCGAACCGCCGCAGCGTCCGCTCGGCCAGGGATTGCAGCACCGCCTCGCGCCCGTCGTCACGGGCCTGCCGGATGCGCTCCGCCCGGTCGGCCGAGACGCGCCGAGCCTGTGCTGCGGCTTCCTCCGCCGCTGCCGTCTCTTTCAGTTTGGCCAAGGTCGCTTCGGCTTCGGCGGCAGCGGCTTCCGTGCGGGCCAGCCCGGCTTGCAGCCCCTGCACCTCGGCCGCCCCGCGCGCCGCGTCCACGTCGGCAGAGGCGCGCACGTCCAGCGTGCCCCGGCCCTCCATCAGCATGGCGAGCTCGCGCTGCAAGTCCTCCCGCCGGGCGCGTGGGATCACCGTCCGCAACTCGGCGTTGATCGCGTCCAGCCGGGCGGAGGTCTCCGGGTCCATGGCGGAGGTGATCGCCCGCCCGCGCGCGGCCTCGATATCGGACCGGAAGCCCTCCATCTCCGACCGCAGCCGGGCAAGGTGCGCGTCGGCCTCGGCAATGGCGGCAGAGCGGTCTGGCGCTTCGGCGCCGCGTGCAACCCGGGCGGCCTCCTCGGCCTCGGCGATCATCCGCTGTTGCCGCTCGGCCCAGCCCGCCAATTCCCGCTCGGCCGTTCGCGCTTCCGCGAAGTCGAGCAGCGACGCCACGCCCACCGGCCGGCCCTCGGCCACCGCCGCCACACTGCCCCGGAATGCCGCCTCGCGCGTCTCCGGGTCCAGCGCATCCAGCCGCCGCAGCAACTCCCCGGTCGGGCTGTCCGCCCGCATCCGCCGGCCGGTGACGGTGTCCTTGATGAACCCACCGCCGACATGCAGGACGGTCCCGAACACCGCGCCCATGGCGATGTTGCGGATGGCCTCGCCCATGGTCCAGTCGTTGCCTTCGAAGCGATCAAGGGCGTAGTTCACCGGCTCCAGCGCGGCCATGCCCACTGCGCCTTCGGCAGCGCCGACGCCCGCCCGCACCCCTGCCCTGCCCAGCGCCCCGCTGGCCCGCGCCAGCATCGATGCCACCCGCGCCTCGCCCACGATCGGCACCAAGCCGGCGGCGACATTCACCGGGTCCAGCAGGCCGGCGGCCAGGCTCACAGCGAACCCCACCGGCGCCGATGCCAGCAGACTGCCATCCGACCGGGCGATGATGTCCTGCCTCAGTTCCTCTGCGTGGTGGGCCTCATACAGAGCTTGGGCCAGCCGCTCGGAAACCGGCTGCGTCACCTTGATGCCGGGGTATTTCGCCTGCGCCTCGGATGGCTGCATCAGGTCTTGGGGCTCGCTGTAGCCGCTGGCCGGCGTGCCATAGTTCAGGCTCGCATCCCCTGCCCCAAGCATGGGATCGCCGCCGGCGCCCATCACGGGCGTATCCATGGTGTCGCGGAACAGGCGGTTGCCCAGGTTGTCGGCCAGGGCCTCGCTGAATCTGGCCGCGTTCACATCGCCAGCCGGCGCCGGGATGATATCCGTCCCGGCCGCGCGTTCGCCGATGCTGCCGACTGGATCGCCGCCGTAGAACCCGACCATCAACGGGCTCCAGGCATCGGTGCGGGGACAAACCCAGCAGGCCGGACGGGGACTAACGGTGGCGGCCCCATGCTCGCCCGGCCTGCTGCAGTCGGCAAATTGTCAAACCGAATTTCGACCGGCGAATTATCCCGACGCATCGCCACACGCTTCCCGTCCGCAAGCGTGATCACCAACTGCAGCCCGGTGTCATCCCGGTTCGGGACCCATTCCCCGCGGCGCACCGCGCCGACAAGGATGTTCTGACGCTCAGCCTGAGACAGGCTGCGATTGCCAGGGATTTCCTCAAGGTCGTCCGGCTTCAATCCGGCCTGCACCATTGCGGCGGCGGACCGCACCTGATCCTTCATGCCCTTGGGCATACGCATGGTGTCGGAGAAATCGTATTTTTCGGTGGTCACCATCCTGACGGCGGTCTCAACTGCCGTGGATGCGGTTTGGCCTTGAAAAGCGTATCGCATGGCAAGGAGCTTCGCGGCGTGCTCCACATTCGAGTAGAGTTGCGCTCCACCGGACTGCCACTTTGTGGTCTCTCGAAACTCCGCCAGCGCGCTTGGCAGTTCCTTATCGATCGCAGCCACGTTCGCCTGACCAGCACCCGTTTTCAGCTTCTCCATACCACCCGGCTGAGAGACGAGCGCCAAGGCCCGCTGCAAGTCCTGCCGTCCCGATACCTGCCCCGCCGCCGTCATCGTGGCCAGCACTTGGTATTCTCCCGGCAACTTGCCTTGCTGCACCATCTCTCCGAAGACGCGCTCAGCGTGTTCGCCGTATCCCTTCAACATACGGTCAAGTTCCAACCCAAGATCGGCCTTTTCCGGATCCAGCCGGGTGATCTTGGCCACGTTCTCGGCCACCTGCGCATTCGTTAGAGCCCGTCGCTTCTCCGGCGGAACCCCGAGATGGGCCTGTGCTGCCAGTGACGCGTCAATCACCGCCTGCTGTGCTTTCGGGTCGTTCGGTGCGGACTGCGCCGCAGTCATAGCTGCCTGGACTGTCGGGGCCTGCGCGGCGTAGGACGCGGCATCCTGGTTCAGAACGTCCTGCCGCCGCTGCACCTGCTGGTTGAACTCGCTCAACACTCGCTGGCGCAGCATGAACTGGTCGGGCGTCTCCTTCCCCTCAGTGCCAGTCTCGTTGCCGGACGCCTGCCCGCTGCGCATCCGCAGCATGGTCGAAAGGTAGCCCTGGCCGCTGGCCAGATCGGCGCGCGTCGCATCGATTTCCGCCGGCGTGCCCATAGCAACGCTGGCCAGCGCCTGGCCAGCGCCCTGCGCCACCCGCAGTTCGCCGATCATGTCGGCTGCCCGGGCGGGCGGAAACACGGCTCGGATGCGCGCCTCGGGGATATCGACGTCAGCCTTGCCCGCCAGCAGCGCCGCCTTGGTGTCCGCGAAGGTCCGCGTCAGCGCATCGCGTTCCGTGGAGGTGTTTAGCTCGAACACGCTGTTGCGTCGGCGAATGCCGGCAATAGCCGCGGCTTCCTCGGCTGGCGGCAGGTGCATGTCCAGGATATCGCGCGTCATGCGCTCCATGTCTGGCGCGGTCTCAGGTCCGCCGGTGGCGGAGCCCGGCGGAGCATACCCGCGGCGACCCAGCCGAGAGGCGATGGCCGAACGGCGCGTTTCCTCGTTGGCGGTATCCTTGGGCCGCAGGAACTTGGTGGACGCGATCTTGGCGGCCTCTTCCGGGGTCTGCGCAGCGCGCAGCGCGTCGCCGGCGGCCCTCTCAGTCGTGTTCAATTCCTCGGTCGCAAAGTCCAACTGCTCATCAAGCGTCGCCTGCCCTGGCAGCTTGCCGTATTTCGCCTTGAAGCGGTCGAGCCGTTCCTTGTTCCACTGGAACAGGCCGTGCGAGATGCCGCCATCGCCCACCGGCGCATCCGCCCGTGCCCCCGATTCCTGAACCGCATTCGCGGCCAGGCCGATCGCCGCCGCCGGAGAGAAGCCGCGCTTGATGAAGCCATCTCGCACCGCGTCGGCCCGCTTGTCGGTCTCGGCGCTGCCCGTCCATTTGGCATCGGCCACTGCGTCCCCGCGGGACTGCTCCAGCTTCGGTTGAAGCATGTTGCTGATTGCCGTCTGTGACGGGCCATCCATCGTCGTTCGCACCTGGTCAAACAGGGCCGCCGCGCGCTCAATGCCACCCGGCTGGCCCACCATGTTGCCCAGCAGGTCCCGATAGAAGCGCCCGACCTCGGCCTGTGCCACGGTGACCGCTTCCGGCCCGCGCAGCCCCTTCCCCTCGGCGATCCGCAGGCCGTTCAGATACATCGCGTCCGCGCTCTGCCGGACGGCCTGCTGGTTGTTCTGATTGTTGATGCCGTTGGTGATCAGGCCATCGTTGGCAGCAACCAAGCTGCGCTGCTCGCCGACCTTGAACTGCTCGGCGGCGTAGGACTGCGAGCCAACCGCGTTCTGCTGAAAGATCGAGCCGGCCGGGCCTTCCAGCATGCGGGATGCAGCGACATTCGGCGCGCCCTTCATTGCTTGAAGGCGCAGTTCTTCAAGGGCCTTCTGGTGCGCCGGGTATGCGTCGAATGCCTCGCGGCCTGTCTTCTGCCTGAACTCACCAGAGAGCTTGTTCATGTCGAGCATGAGCTTCGTGGAGGCGTCCCGCGCCCACATCTCGTTCTCGCGGTCCTGCATCTGCTCGGCGAAGTTGGCCACCTTGTCGCCAAGCCGGGCGAAGCCTTCGGCGGCCTGCGCCATGCCGGCTTGGGCAACACCGGCCTGATAGGTCGGAATGCGACCATCGCCCTGCGGGGTGTTGCTCGGCAGCGCCGTGAAGTCAGGCAGCTTTGCCATCAGGTCGTTGCCTTGTATGCGAGGCTGTAGCGGTCAATGAGCTTGTCCTGGTAGATGCTCGGCGATAGCGACGCGTCGATCGGCTTCGAACTATCGCCGTATTTCTCATAGAGCGACTTTCCCCCGGACAGCGCCGAGCCTGCCGCGCCGGTCAGCCCGGTGACCATTCGCGCATCGCCCGCTGCCTTCGCCTGCTCCCCCTCCCATGTGTCATAGGACGCCTGCGTCTCAAGGTTCGCTGCCCGCACGTTGCCGGCGTAGAGCGAGGTGTCGAAATTGTATTGCCCCTGCGCGCCGATCCGGCCCTCGTTGGTCGCGATTGTCGGGTCGGATGCGCCGGCGCCGCTGGCCGCCGCTGCGGCACGCTCATTGGAAAGCACGTAGGCTGCGCGCCGCTGGTCCTGGATCGCCTTCTGCTGTGCCTCCGCGCCTGCCTGCACAGCCTGGCGCCGCTCGGCCTCGGCCCTGGCGTTCAGGGCCTTCTGCTGCGCCTCGCCCTGCGCCTGCGCCTGCATCGCGCCCATCACCTGCCCGCCGACCGACAGGACGGTGCCGACGACGGCAACGATAGTCATCGGGTCAGCCATTTGCGCCTCCCCACCGAAACGCCGCGATGCCCTCGGCACTCCGCCCCAGGAACACGAAGCCCAGCCGGCCCATCAGCTTCTCCGCCAGCGGCTTCGCCGGGTCCGCGAACACGCTGGCCGGCACGTTCGCCTTGGCCAAGAAGTCCCGCGCCGCCCGGATCATCGTGCGGGGGAACCGCTCCAGCTCCGGCGTCGTGTCGGCGAAGAAGAACGGGCCGCCGATTTCCTCCGGCCGATAGGCGATGCCACCCAGTCCCACCGGCCTGGCGTCCAGATCGAATGCCCAGCCGCGCACCGAGAAGCCCAGCCCGCCCGGGTGGAACTGCTCGATATCCTTCGCCGTGATCGGCCGAACGATGGGGGTCATGACCGCTCCCTCGTTTCCATCAGCAGCGAAATGGCCATGATCGTCACCGGCCGCGGCGCCGAAGCTTCCAGGCACAGCCGCGCATCGGTGTCCCACTCGCCCGGGAAGGCGAAGCCGTCGTCATCGTAGCTCGCCCGCACCGCCGGCGACGTGGAGGGCTTGCCCTTGTATGTCATCGGCAGGTCGCGCATCGTCGTGAAGTCCCGGCCATACCGCAGCCCTTGCGAGTGGGCATTGGCCAGCACCGCCCCCAGCCGGCCGATCCGCTTCTTCTGGTTCAGCGGCGAGCCGAGTTCCGCCGCATAGGCCAGTTTCGTGCTGCGGAAGCGGCCGGTATAGGCCAGGCCCGCCACCCAGTTGCCCTGAAACTCCACGCCGAGCGTCACCTTGCCGGCGGCGTCCACCGTTCCGGTCCCCAGGTCCGCCCCGCCGCCCCAGATCACCACGGTTTCGCCGACCAGGTGCCCCAGCCCAGAAATCTCCGCCACCGCGAAGGCATTGGTGCCGGTGACGAAGCTGTCCGCCAGCTTGCACACGTCCCCGCCCCAGCATTCTTCTTCCATCGCCCAGCGTTCCAGGTAGCGCACCGTCGCCCCGTTGATGGTCCGGCGCACCACGTAGTGCACCAGGTCTTCCGCCGCCGAGGCGCCGGTCTGGCCGGGCAGCACGCACACGTCTTCAACGAAGCCGTCCGTCTCGACCTTGATCCAGGCCTTTTCTTCCTCGGTCGGATCGTAGATCAGCACCCGAATCGTGCCGTCGTTCAGCACGGCATGAATGCGCGTGTCCGGCTGGCGCTGCGCCGCGATCATGGCGATGCCGGGCTTGCTCAGCAGCCTGCCCTGTTCGGCCACCGCGATATCCGGCACGAAGTTGGTCAGATCGGTTTCGGAGTAGTCCTTGCCGAAGAAGTTGGGCTTGTAGGCAAGTTCGTAGACCCGCCGCCCCGACCGTTGGACAAACACCCCGTTGTCGTCCACCCGCACCGCCGCCATCGCCGCGCTGCCCTGCGTTCCGGCGTCCTTCCGGTTGAAATCGGTCGGCGTGAGCGGTCCGGTGCCCGTGCTCGATGCCAAGGACATTTCCGCTCCCTGCGCCCCCACCAGCAGACGTTGCAGCGGCAGGGCGAAGTTTATCACGTCCACCGGCCCGGAGCCGATGGTGCGGATGATCGGGCCGCTGTCCCCTTCCACTGTGTCGTCAAAGCTCTCGTAGGCATCGGAAACCGAGCCGATCATCCAGTTCCGCCCGAACCACCACATCCGGCCCTCATACAGGGCAACCGCCGTCGGGAATCCCTTTGCGGCCGACCACAGACCCTCCCACCAGGAATTCGTGGCATCGGTGGCGCCCAGACCGCGCAGCACGTCCGTGTTGCCAGGAAGCTCCACCACGAAGGCGCTGGCCAGCGTCGGCGAGGAAACCCCGGTGATCCGCACAATCCCGGTGATCGCCCCCTGCGCGAAATAGAGCTTGCAGTCGGCTGTCCCGGAGGTATAGGCGCCCTGGAACCCCAGTCGGTAGAAGATCACCTGATTGTCGAGCGCGTCGTCATAGGTCGTCGCGACAGGGGCGGTCCATTGCTGTCCGGGCACATCCTCCCATGCCCCCACGGCGCCAATGCTGCGCTGGAGCACAATGGTGCCCACGAATGTCCCGGTCACGTAGATGCCGAAGGTGCGCTCTCCGTTGGTGTTCAATCCAGTTACCTCGATGGGCGCGGTGTATTGGTTCAGCCCCGCCACTGAAGCCAATGCGTTCTGGCTGTTGCTCGCCATTTTGAACAAGGCGCCGACATGGCCGGACCGGAACAGCGAGCGCGACGCCGTGAGGGTGATCGCTCCCGTGGTGGCGCTGGCCGCAAGCGTCGTCGGCCCGGTGTTCTGTAACCCGAAAGGCCCGTCCAGCGGGGCATAGTAGACGATGGAGAAGGACCGGCCGCCCGTCGTCCCTGCCCGCCCCCACCGCTGAACCTTCTGCTGTTGCACCCCGTCGCAGGCGACATACAGCACGTTTGCCGACTGGTCGGGCCGCAACAGGGGCAGCATCTCCTCGGTCCAGGGCGTCGTCAGGCTGACAATCCCGGCGCTTTCCACCGCCACCGATTCCACATAGGCAGGCATCGTGTAGGCGTTGCTGAACTGCACCACGAAATCGCCCGCGGGGGTGAAGGCGATGCTGTGCGCGCCCTCTTCCAGATCCAGGTTGAAGGCATAGGTGCCGTCTCCCAGGGAGGTTCCGATGTTGAGCCGCACGATCGTCCCCGCGATTGGCACCACGATGCGCAGCGCGTGCTCCACGTTCGGCTCATTGCAGGTCACGGCCTGATAGCGGATCGCGGCATTGAAGCCGGTCCCCGACAGTTTCATGGTGCCGGCATCCCAGGCCGAGGTGGCGCCGCTTTCGTCCGCGTCCGTCCAGCCCGACAGGTCGGTGTCGAAGGTGCCGTTGGTGATCGCCGCAGTCACGGCCGGCCGGGTCAGCGGCGTGTCGGGCACGTCCACCGATGGCAGCCAGACCCGCATGGCCCCAACGGTCATTTCCAGCAAGGCAACGTCAGTCGTGGAGAAGACGAAGGGCAGGAACTTCGCCCGCTGGTTGCCCCGGGTCGCCCCGACATACCCAAGGCCCGGCCGCAGCATGGCCGAGCCGAGCACGCGGGGCATGAAGTTGGTCTGCACCTCTGCCGACATGCCTTGGCGCTTGAGATCGGTGCGGGCTTGGCCGAGGGGCGACAAAAGTCCACGATTCATCGCAATCAGGGCTGGTGTGGCGATGCTCACGGCGTCACCCGATCAGCGCGTTGCGGTTGCCCCTGTCTGAGGACGCCCGGCTGCCCCAGCGCGAGCGCACCCAGCCCCCCACCGGCGGAAACGCGGTCGCCTCGTTCATGGCTGACAGGCTCTTGGCATCGGCCATCCGGCGCTCGGCTTCCTTGCGCACGGCATCGACGCTGGCGAGGTTCCCGCCGGTCATCTGCGGGATGATGTGCTCCGCCATCCGCCCCTGCACCGCGTTGACGAAGGACGAGGGCCACAGCGCTACGTTGCCGCCGAAATTCGGGTCGCTCGACACGTAGGCGAAGTAGATCGTCTGCAAATCGGCGTAGAGATAGCCGGCCTCGTCGGTGTATTGCAGCAGGGGCGTGTTGAAGCGGTCGTCGGCGGCAACCGCCATCGTCCGCACCCAGTCGCCTGGCTTCTGGAACACGCAGGCGCGGCCGAACTGCGGGGTGATGTCGGCATCGAAGTCGAGCTGCGAGGAACGCCGCGCGAAGTGCCACAGCCCGCCCTCAAGGCAGTCCAGCACGATGCCGTCATCCCACACGTCATCGAGCAGGTAGCGGGCTTCCAGGTCTTCCGTCAGGGCCGACAGGCGGGCGTGCCGGCAGATGCGCAGCGCGCCATTGTAGAGGCCGAGCTTGAACGCCCCGAACGCCTCCGAGGAGCCGGTGATGGCCGCCCCGGAAGATGCGTTGATCGTGAGCGCCAGCACCATGTCAGGCCACCTTGCGCAGGTGTCCCGCGAGCCAGGCCGAGGCGGATTCCTGCGTCGGCTGGCCGGCCACCAGTTGCGCCTTGTCGCTGGTGCGGATCACCGCCCAGCCCTTGTTGCCCTGCGCCTTCAGCTCGTAGCCGTCGGGCGGGATCATGGCGGCGAGCGCCGGGGCCGAGATGAAGGTCTGCTGGCGCAGCACGGCGACAACCACGGTGAACGGCTCCACGGCGCGCACCAGCAGTTCCGCCCACCAGGAGCCATCCTTCGGCCGGATTTCGATGCGATCCCACACCCGCATACCGCGCGCGACGTGCGCCCAATAGGACGGGTCGGTCATTTCCTCCAGCGTGGTGCCGGCTTCCGGCTCGGCGATGTGGTCGCCGCGCTTGTATTCGGCATAGGCGATCTGCCCCGGGAACAACTTCCGGTTCGGCTTGGGCTTGTCGGCTTGCATGAAACCCCTCAGAGGTTCGGCGCCGGGCGGGTGATCCGCCCGGCTGCCGTCGTCACAGCGTCGCGTTCAGCAGGTCGAGGTTGGTGACGGTGAATTCGATGAAGCCGCTGCCCTCGGCGAAGGCAGTCACCGAGGATGCCGTGGCACCCACCGTCTGCCCGGCGGTGCCGACGTTGCCGGCCGTGACTGCGGTGCCCGCCACCGTCCCGCCGGCCGTGTTCTGGTTGGCCGTGGTCAGCGCCATCACGCCGCCAGTCACCGCGGCCGCGTTCACGTCCGCCGTCAGGGTGGCGAGCTTGGACCCGGTGGAGGCGACCGTCACGGTGCGGAACAGCACCGAGTCCAGCCGGAACGCGAACGGGATGGCGATGCGGTAATCGGCCGAGTTGACGATGGCCGAGAGCTGCACCGGGATGATGATCGAGGACTTGTAGGCCCGCGCGTTCACCGATGCGTTCTGCGGGCCGACCACCAGCAGGGTCGCGGCGCCGGCCGACACGGACGACACGACGCACTGATACAGGGCCGGCGTGCTCTGGTCCACGATCAGCACCTCGTCGCCCTTGAACATGCCGCGCTTGGTCGCATCGGCGATGTATCCGGCGCCGATGAAGGTCGCGACCGCATCGGTCGAGGTATAGACCCACTTCTTGAACTGGCCGCCCAGCGGCGCATCCGAGATGCAGGAAAGGGTTGAGGACGTGTAGGCCATTTGCTGCCCCTCAAAGGGTTGCGGGGCGGCCCCGCCTGGAGGCCGCCCCTGTCATCAGGATCAGGCGGAGACGAAGGCCGAGCCGTCGTGGAGCATCTGCACCACGCCCTTGGCCTGGAGCAGCTTGGTGCCCATGGTCACGGAGCAGCGCGCCCAGGAATACGCCTGCTCATCGTCGTAGCCGACCGGCGACTGGATGCTGTTCGTGTCGGTCGCGTGGCCGATGGCGGAACGGTGCCACATGTAGCAGGACTCGCTGGCGGTCCCCACGCCGGTCAGGCCGGGGTGGACGATCCACATCACGCCGTTCCAGTCGAACGCCAGCGGCTGGTCGTTGAAGTCGTCCGGGTTATCGAACGGCTTCCGCCCCACATACTCGACGTTGCTGAACTCCTTCGCCTGCTGGAGGTAGCCGTAGAAGGCCGGCGTGATCGCGGCGAAGATGTTGTTGCCGAGCGGCACCTGGTTGACGCCGAGGATCGTCTTCGCGCGGGTCACGAGGTTGACCGAGGCGGTCGCCGCGGTCGCCCCGGTGCGGTAGGTCGTGCCGGCGCTGTCGAACTCGGCGATGATGTCGCTGTCGATCTTGCGGTTGATCACGCCCATCGTGGTCATCTGCATGATGCGCCGCTGATCGCCCTGCGAGGCGAACACGTTGAAGTCAGTCTTGCGCACCAGGTCATGCCACTCGGCGAGCGTGCAGGAGTTCTGCGTCAGGTTGTCGGCGCGGGCCGGGATCAGGCCGTTGACGCCGCGCGTCACCGCCGTGGCGCCGTTGCTGTCGGCAACCAGGAAGACGGCCGTGTTGCCCTTGATGTTCGCCTGATTGGTGCAGCACCTGCTCAGCAGGGACACATGCGTCTCGAAACCCGCGATGAACTCCTCGCGGTAGACGGTCTGAAAGGCCGTGTCGGCCATGGGAAACTCCATCGTTGCGGGATTGATCGCATCGACGGGTTGTCCTGCTTGGGGGCGGGGCGGGTTGCCCGAGGGGGCCGCTCCGACTGCCCGGCCGGAGCCGCGCTTGATCTCAGGCGGGCGCTATATCAGACGGGCGCGCGGATTTTTAAGGCACCTACCCGGTGCCCCACGCGGTGAAGATGGAAGGCTTTGTGCCGGCGAAGGACGAGGTGCCGACATTCAGGGTGCCGAGGGTGCCGGTGACGCCGTTGATGGCGCAAACGCAGGGGGCCACGGCGGCGCCGATCGCGCTCATCGAGACGCCATTCGTTCCGGTGTCGGGGTTGCCGTTCAGGTTGTAATTCCAGTTGCTGGCTGTGGTCCAATTCTTGAACCAATACAGGTTGTTGGTCAGATCGAAGGCGCAGCCGATGACGTTGCCCGAGGACAGGCTGCGCGCGGTGCCGGGGTTGGCGCCGATGGTGCCGTCGCACAGGGTGATGATGGCGTTGGTCAGCACGTTGTTGACCACCATGGCCGCACCCTTGGCCTTGATGTCCTTGGTCCCCGATACGTTCTGGACGATGGCAACGCTGCCCGAGGACGAGGCAAGGATGGCCGACGCCTTCGCCACCCCGATCCCGATGCCGGCCGGCGCGCCCGTCGCCGCGGCGCCCAGGGTGAACTCGAAGTAGTAGCGCCCGGCACTGCGGAAGATCATCCCGCGCACCGCCTCGCCCAGGTTGCCGTTGGTGGACATCGCCACCGTCGCGGATGCCGCCGACAACTCGACCAGCGAGGTGCGATCACGCGGGTTGAAGTTGGGATAGCCCGCGCTCGACAGGAAGGAAGGGGCGAAGGCGAGGGTCATGCGAAGGTGTTGGCAAGCTGGCAATGGATGCTGGTGCCATCGCAGATGCCGGTGACGTAATCGACCGCCGACAGGGTTGCCGTGAGCGCCGGCGGGCTGGCGTTGCTGTAGGGGGCGGCGAAGCGGAAGGCCGAGCCATAGACCATCGTCTGCGCCGAGCCCGAGCCGGGTTGCGTGATGCGCCAGATATAGGTGGCGCCTGCAACCATGTTGGTCGGATTGGCCAGCGTATAGGGGCCGGTCCCCGAGACCAGCGTGGCCTTGAACACGTTGCCCAGGCTGCAATCCGTGGCGATGGATGCCGCCGAGGCGGACAGCGTGACCTCGCCCTGATTGATGTTCTTCCGGGCCAGTCCGGCGCTGGCCACGTCCGACAGATTGCTTGCCGACGCCAGAAACCCGCTGGTGACGACATCGACGGTGCCACCAGCCGTCAGCGTCATCGTGGAGCCGATGACCAGCGTGCCATAGGCGATGATGGTGCCCTGCTTCGCCTGCACGATGACCGAATTGCCGCCGACCTTCACGCCCGCCGTGTCGATTGAGCCGGTGAATGTCCCCGCGCCGCCCACGATCAGCACGCCGTCGATCGTGCCTGCGCCGTCCACGTTAAGGTTGCCCGCCGTGAACAGGCCAGCCGTGGCGTCCACCGTGCCCGTCACCGCCAGACCGGCGCCGATCGTCATCGCGCCGCCGATATAGGCATGGCTCGACACGTCCAGCACGCCGAGCAGCGCCAGCGTGCCGCCGCTGAAGGCGAGCTCCGGCGTGCCGCCGATCGCATCCGCGCCGCTGTAGACAGCGACATACCCCGCCGCGCCGCTATCCGGCGTGATCGCCCCGGCAGCGGTGACGATCTGGAGGGGGGTGAATCGCCCCACGTCACCGCCTTCGTTCTGCCCCAGCAGCCACGTTTCCTGCGCTGTGGGATTGGTCCCCACAGGCTGGTTCAGAACGTCATTCTGAGGGGCGAGCGCCATGGTCAGGCAGCCTTGTTCTTCACGCGCTCAAGCGCCCGGGTCAGTTCCAGGAATTCGGCTTGCAGCTTCGAGTCTTTGTCATAGGCAGCGCGATCCGTGCGCATCACCTTGCGGATTTCGGCCATCCGCTCCTCCACGCCCTTGCCCGCGTTGCCGCCGGCCGCCGGGACGATGGTTGCCAGCGGGTTGGCTTCCAGCATTTGGCCCATGAACCAGCGCACCGCGGCCGGGTTGCTGAACAGCGGCGTGCCATCCGGCCCCCGGGCGTTGGCGATCACGTGCTTGACCTCGGCGCCAGCGGTATCGAGCCACCCGTTCAGGGCATTGATGTTGCGGGTGTAGTCGCCGCCCCAGGACGCCTTGAGTTCCGTGATGGCCAGTTGCCCGGCCTGCGCATCCCGGCCCGCCCGCTCCGCTGCCTGCTCTTCCTGCAAGCGGTAGTAGGAGGCAATGGCCGAGTGGACGATGCCGGCGGGCGCGTTCTGCCCGTGCATGTCCGCGACGAATTTCTCCATCAGCGGCTTGTCGGCCTTGCCGATCACCAGTCCATCGGGCAGGTCCTTGAGGTAGCCTGCGGCTTCCTTCGGAATGCCGTTCGCCTCGCG